AAAAAAGATTAAAAGGAAGTGTGGCACTTGCCTAGACCGAAAAAAATTGTGGCTAATTCGCCACAAAATAAGAAAAATGAAATAATTTCTAATGAAGGTTATTGTAGAGTATGTCAATGTTTTAAATCTAGAAAAAACTTTTATGAAGCAACAAATCCTATAATAGACAAAAATGGATTAATGAGTGTTTGTAAAGATCATTGTGCAGAAATTTATTATATGTATTTCTCTATATATAATAATTTAGAGACATCATTAAGATTAACATGCCAAGATTTAGATGTATGTTTTAATCAACATGCATTAAAAGAAACTCAATCACATATTGAAAAATTATTATCTCAAGGTAAAAAGGCAGAAGCAGTATTTGGTTATTATAAAAGTAAATTAGGATCTACTGGAAGGAATAATTATAATATTGAATCATTAAGATTTAAAGATAGTGATAATTTAATTAATAATGATAATATAATTAATGATAATATTAATATAGAATTAACAGAAAGTAATTTTATATTAACAGAAGAAATTCTTAGATATTGGGGTAAAAATAGAGGCTTATGGGAATATGAATATCTTGATGAAGAGATGTTTAAAATTAAAACAAGTTTTGAATGTCCAGATTATGGTATGGAAATGTTAATGAAAGATATTTGTTTTTTAAATCTTGACATTGAAAGGGTAAGACAAGGTATAGAAAAAGGTGATATTTCTAAATTAATTGAAACAAGAAGTAAATTAATGAATGATGCAAAAATGAAGCCTATTCAAGCTACAGGTGCTGAATCTAATGATCAAATTACGTTTGGAATGTTAATTAAAAAATTAGAAAATGATAGACCTACAGATGAACCATTAGAAGAATGGAAAGATCCTGATAAATTTGAAAAATGGCAAAAAGTTTTTGTTGGACATTTAGCAGATATGAATGATATAGAAAACGATGCTGTGAAAGAATATAGAGAAATTATAAAGCCTTATACAGTGTCAAGACAAGATGAGGAAGCTGGTGAATAATAATGGCTTCATACTCTAATTATCAAGTTAAAAGAAATAAAGCTACAAAAGGAACAAATATATTTGATAAAGGTAAAAATTATAATAAAGAATCTGAAAATCTTACTAAATCTCAAAAATTAATGAACGGAGTTGCTTTGTGGGCATCTTTTTATAAAGAAAATCCTCATCGTTTTGCAAAAGATTATTTAAATATTCATCTTAAAGAATTTCAGCAAATAATAATATGGGGAATGTTTCATAATAATTATTCGATGTTTATGGCAGCTAGAGGACTTGGTAAAACATGGATTACTGCTGTATATTGCATTATAAGATGTATTCTTTTTCCAGGTTCAAAAATTGTAGTAGCTTCAGGAGTTATCAGCCAAGCCATGAAAATAATAACTGAAAAAATTCCAGAAATTATGCAGAACTCTCCAATGTTAAAAAGAGAAATTTTAGATATACAATCTAATGCAAATTCAGATAAACCCAATGTAACTTTTCATAATGGTTCATGGATAAAAGTTGTACCATCAACAGAGAACGCACGTTCGGCAAGAGCAAATGTTTTAATTTTAGATGAATTTAGGCTTATTGATTTTAAAATATATAAGGATGTATTAAGAAGATTTTTAGCAACATCAAGACAACCTAGATATTTAATTAAAGAAGAATATAATCATTTACAAGAAAGAAATATTGAAATATTTTTAAGTTCTTGTAAATATAAATTTGAATGGTCATTTGATAGATTTAAAGTATTTTATAATTTGATGTTACAAAATAAAAAATATTTTGTTTGTGGACTACCTTATCAAATATCGATTATGAGTGGTTTAGTAATGAAAGCTCAATTACAAGATGAAATTAATGAAAATGATTGGGACGCAATCTCATTAGTTATATAGTGCCTTATATTAGCAATAGTATAAGTGAATTCGGTGAACTTTATTACTCAAAGGTGTATATTCAACGGTTAGTAACTGTAGGAAATGACAGTTAATGAATATGCTAACAGGGAAACCTAAGTCAGCAATGATATGGCAATCCTGTGCCAAGTTATTTACACACTCCTTTTTATTAAAGGAGGTGGTATCTATGACTTCCAATATTTATTTAATAATAAATCTTATTACAGATAAAAAATATGTAGGACAATCCATAAATGTGAATTTACGTTGGAAAAAGCATATTTATAATAGTAAAAATAATATTATGAAAAGTAAATTCTTATATGGAGCAATGAATAAATATGGAATTAATAATTTCAAAATTGATATTATTGAAAATAACATTGATATGGAATGTATAAATGAAAGAGAAAAATATTGGATTAAATATTATAATTCTTTAGCTCCTAACGGTTATAATTTAACTATAGGTGGTGAAGGAACATTTGGATATAAGCATACATATATAACAAAATGTCAATTATCCGACATATCAAAAAAATATTTTGCTGATGAATTAAATAGAAAAAAGTTAAGTGAAATTCAAAAAAATAATTGGAATAAACTTACCGATTTTGAAAAAGCAAAACGTATAGACCTCATTCCAAAAGATAATTATGATTTAGATAAAATGAATGAAGGTTTTAAATGTTGGTATGATAATCTTTCTTTAGAAGAAAAACAAATGGAAATAGAAAAAAGAGTTAAGACTAAAGAATCAAAAAATTATGATTACTATAATTTTTCATTTGGGAAAATGGATAAAGAAGAAAAAGATTCTATGTATGATAAAATATCAAAAAATAATCCAAGAAGCACTCCAATTTATATGTTAGATAAAGATAATATTATTTTAAGAGAATTTCATAGTATTGGAGAAGCCGCAAGATATTTAAATCAAGAATACAATTATAGTATTAATTCTAAACAAAATATTAGAAGTGTATTAGATAAAAATATCATAGCATATGGCTTTAAATGGGTGTGTAAATAAAAGGTGCAACGACTATCCCGTAAGGGAGTAGAGTAGATGATGAGTTACTGCTCGAAGTGCCGGACTTCCCTAGTTGGAAGATGATATAGTCTGCACATATAGAAATATATGATTCATGCGGGTTAATGGAAATGGAATGTAAATTTTTTGGAGAGAGCGAAAAAGCATATTTTAAATTAGATAAAATAGATGCATGTAGAAGATGTGAAACAGCTTTTTATTTACCAAGTATTTATAACAGTGTGAACGATAAGAATTTTTCATTACCTATAAAAAAAAGTGGTGAAAAAAGAATTTTGTCTTGTGACATAGCTACTATTTCAGGTGATGCTAATGACGCATCTGTATTTTCTTTAATTCAACTTATACCTAATAAAAGTAATACTGGCTATATAAGAAATGTGGTATATATTGAAAATGTCATAGGTGGTCATACAGTATATCAAGCATTAAAAATAAGATATTTATATGAATATTTTCAATGTGATTATATAGTATTAGATACTCAAAATGCAGGTATATCTATATTTGATAGTTTATGTACTGAATTAGTTGATAAAGAAAACGATATAATATATGAACCTTTAAATTGTATTAACGATGATGATGTAGCAAAAAGATGTCAAATAAGAGATGCTAAAAAAGTTATTTATAGTATTAAGGGGCATGAAAAATTAAATAGTGATATTGCTATTTCTTTACAAGATTGTATACTTAGAAATAAAATAAAATTTTTGGTTAATGAAAATAATGCATATGAAGTATTACATAAAATTAAAGGTTTTCATACTTTATCTCCAGAACAACAAGCAGAGTTGTTTTTGCCTTATAAACAAACATCTGCCTTAATTAATGAAATGTTAAATCTTGAACAAATACCAAATGATAAAGGTTTAGTAAAACTTAAAGAACCAAGAGGTAAACGAAAAGATAGATATTCTTCTGTATCATATGCCAATTGGGTAATAAGTGAAATTGAAAAAGAAAATTTTAAGAAGGTTGGAAAAGATTTTTCATGGTTAGATTATTGTCTTTACTAAATCTTTACTAACTGTGCGGAAAGCCCACGTCTTTAGGCGTGGGAGTGTCAGTAATAAAATAAATAAAACAAAACATACAGCAAGTCAACTAACCAAC